TTTCAGAAATGGTTTGGTGGAAAGACCCAAGGTATAATAAAGATTTACAGTTATTAAATGTTAAAGATTTAATCCATTATTATTTAAATCGTAATGAATATCCATCAGGTGTTGAAACAGTAGACTATACTGATAGGGAAAAAGAATATGATAAAATTAAAGATTTAATTTCTCAAGGATATAAACCAAGCTCTTCTTGGTATGAGAAGATGGTAAAGAAATTAAAATACGACAAACGTAAAGTTAATCAGGAATTAGAATGTGCCTTTTTAGGTTCAGGTGATAACGTGTTTGATTCAAATATTACTGAAAATATTAGAGTTAATATGGTTAAAAATCCTGAAACAAAAATGATAGGTGGTTCACTATGGATTTGGAAAGAGCCTGAAGTTGGACACAAATATATTATGGGGGTTGACGTATCAAGAGGTGATAGTGAAGACTTTTCAACATTTCAGATAATTGATTTTGATACAAGAGAACAAGTCGCTGAATATATCGGTAAAATTCCACCTGATGTATTAGCAGAATTGGCTTATAAATGGGCTATGATGTATTCAACATTTATTGTTGTGGATATCACTGGTGGTATGGGAGTTACTACATCTCGTAAATTACAAGAATTAGGTTATAGAGATTTATATGTTGAGGGTGGAGATTTAACTAATAAATGGAAGTGGGACCCAAAGTCTCAAGATAGAATTCCAGGACTTAACTTTAACAATAAAAGGGTTCAAATTATTGCAACCTTTGAAGAATACTTAAGACACGGTTTTATTATTAGGTCAAGTAGATTATTAAACGAAATGAATACTTTTGTTTACGTTAACGGAAGACCTGACCACCAAAAAGGACAACACGATGACTTAATTATGTCATTGGCAATGGCCATATATGTTGGTGAAACATCATTCGCGTCTTTGACAAGAGTTTCAGAACAAGCCAAAGTAATGATTGAATCTTGGCAAGTTAATAGTAATCAACCTGTATTGAGGTCACAATTTATAGACCCAATGACTGACAATAGAAGTCAAGGAAAGGTTAATGAGCCAACAAAAACTGATTATCAAAACTATTCTTGGTTATTTGGAGGAATGAGATAATTATTAATATGGGATTAGATAGTTTACCTAATAGCGGAAATAGATTTACAGGGTCAAGAATGATTGTTCCTGGTTTGGGATTGTCCACATATAAAGTACAAAAAAATGATAAAATTGTAATTAAACCTTTAATTACACCTAGTACTGGTACTACCTCAAATTAATTTATTCTCAAATTAACATTTAATATTCCTACTTAAGTATTTATATTTTAGTATGGCAGAACAAAATTTTACAGTTTGGCAAAGATTAACACAGGCCTTTGGCCCAAACTCTCTTTTGAATCAAGATTATCCTAGTGTTAAGTTTGATAAACAAGAGTTATTAAAGACAACTTCAAAACGAGAATACGAACAAAAATTATTACAGTCCCAACAGACATTTTATTTGTCTAACCAATGGGCGAAGATTGAAAATAATTTATACACTCAAGCAATTTATTATGAACCAACAAGACTTTCAGCGTTTTACGACTATGAGTCTATGGAATTCACTCCTGAAATTTCGGCAGCGTTAGACATATATGCCGAAGAATCAACAACAATTGACCAAAATGGTCATATGTTACAGATTTATTCTGAATCACATAGAATTAAATCAATTGTTGCCGATTTATTCAACAATGTATTAGACCTAAACACTAACTTACCTATGTGGGTAAGGAATACTTGTAAGTATGGTGATAATTTTGTTTATTTAAAATTGGACCCTGAAAAAGGTGTTATTGGATGTATGCAATTACCAGTTGTTGAAATTGAACGATTGGAGAGAGGTATGATGACTAAAAATACTTCAGCCGATACTGACCCAACCAAGAAACATATGAAATTCACTTGGAAACACAAGGATATGGAATTCAATACTTGGGAGGTTGCTCACTTTAGATTATTAGGTGACGACAGGAGATTACCTTATGGTACATCTATGTTGGAAAAAGCTCGTCGTATTTGGAAACAATTATTATTATCAGAAGATGCGATGTTAATCTACAGAACCTCAAGAGCACCTGAAAGACGTGTGTTTAAAGTGTTTGTGGGTAATATGGACGATAAAGATGTTGAAGCGTATGTTCAAAGAGTTGCCAATAAATTTAAAAGAGACCAAGTTGTTGACCATAAAACAGGTAACGTTGATATGAGATTTAATCAGATGGCTGTTGACCAAGATTATTTCATTCCTGTACGTGACCCCGCTCAGGCATCACCAATTGAAACTTTACCAGGTGCTCAAAATTTATCAGAAATTGCGGATATTGAATATATCCAAAAGAAATTATTAACCGCATTACGTGTACCTAAAGCTTTCTTGGGATTTGAAGAAGTTGTTGGTGACGGTAAAAACTTAGCGTTACAAGATATTCGTTTTGCAAGAACTATTAACAGAATTCAAAAGAGTATGTTGCAAGAACTTAATAAGATTGCAATTATTCACTTGTTTATGTTAGGGTTTGAAGATGAATTATCAAACTTTAGATTATCTTTAACTAATCCATCAAAACAAGCTGACTTGTTGATGGTTGATATTTGGAAAGAAAAAATCCTTTTATACAAAGATATGGTTATTGACCCAGGAACAGGTATTTCTGCGGTTTCACAATCGTGGGCTAAGAAACACATATTAGGATTCTCTGATGAAGAAATTAAATTAGATATCCAACAACAAAGAATTGAAAGAGCGGTTGGTGAGGAACTCAAGAAAACCGCTGAGGTTATCGTTAAGACAGGTTTATTTGACACTTTGGATAAGTTATATGGTAAGAAGGAAGGAGAACCTGCAGGAACACCTTCTGAAGGTGGAGAGACACCACCTGATTTGGGAGGAATTGGAGGAGCACCAGGAGGTTCAACACCACCTCCACCATCACCTGAAGGTGGAGCACCATCACCTGTACCTGAAAATTTAAATAGAGATAAGAAAAACCTTATATTAGAAAGTACTCTTAAGGATGACTATGATTTTGTAGATTTTAATAAAAATAAGGACTCTATGAAAGAAATTAACGAGACTTTGGAAAAACTCTTAAAATAAGAATATTTATTATTATGAAATTCGGATACCTTAAAACAGCAATAGAAAAAAAATTAGTTAATTCATTTGTAAATGAAACATTAACTAATGATTTAAAAACATTTAAACAATTAGTTTTGAAATCAGCTCCTACTAAAAAATTATTTTTCATTTATGATAAATTAAATGAAAATTTGGGAATGGATAAAGAAAGTGCTTCTTTATTAGTTGATGAGATTATTAAAGAATCTAAAGGAATTACTATTCCTGAAAAACATTTTTTAAAATTAGCTAAATGGGTTAATAACGATTTAAAAGTTAGTGAGTATCATAATATTGACCAAATCTTAAATACTAATCTTCAGAAGATTGAAGAGACAGTTGAAAGTAAAAAATTGGTAATTGAAAATTTAACAAAAACAAAAAAAATTGTTAAAGAAGGTATTTCTAAATTACCTTTATCTTCAGTTAGTAAAATTATGAACTCAACTGCAAATCAATATTTGAATAAACTTGATGAATCAACAAAAAAAGAAGTATTGTCAATTTTCAAACAAGATGAAAAAGTTTTAACGGAAAATTTTAAAACTGAAAAGAAAGAAGTTTTGAAAAAATTAGACGAGATGATAAATTCAAGTTCGGAAGACGAATTGAAGACAAGATTAAATGAAACAAAAGAAAGAATTAAATCAACTCAATTTAATTTTAACGAATTTGTTAAAATTAAAGAATTAAACAAACAATTAGTTCTCTGATTTACTCTGTAGGTAAATTGCCTTTCTTTTTTGTTCTCTTTTAATATCACTTTTTTTAACAAAAGTTTTACGTTTGGTTAGTTCTTTAACCTGTTTAACTTTTATCACTTTGTTCTTAAGCTCCTTTAAAGCTTTCTCAATGTTTTGGTTGTGTACTTTTACAATTAACATACTAATTCTTATTTTTGACAAATTAATTATTTTTCATTATATTTTCCTAAAATAAACGTGAGAATTATGAACACAAATGAAGAAAGGAAAATCCGTATCACTCAAAGGGTACAAAAAATTCAAGGTTAATTATGGAACAGTAGATTCTAAAAATTTAAAATCTTTTTATATAAATATACAATCTTGGCTTAACCCTAAAAGAAATGAGGAAAATTGGGAAAGAGTGGTAATGAATTTTAATAGGTCAATCAGACATACTATCTATGAAATATTAAAATATGATTTCATTGAAACAAATTTTATTGTTGATACTGATTTAAGAAGTAGTGGACTATCTTGTAATAAGTCGTCATTTATGAATTTAGAAATAACATTCTTTCTGAAAAATGTTTCAGAATTTAAATCACCTAAAATAAAAGAATTTGTCAAAGAGTCGATAGATTTGATTGACAGTGAAAATTTTAAAAGTAATAAGTATTTCACTTTTGCATTAACTAAAACAGATAAAACAAAAGTAATTAATATTTATGAATAAAACGTAAAATGCAAAACTTTAAAATTTTAGGTCCAAATGATAGTGGTAAAGGTATTCTGATTGAAATGGACGCTGGATATGTTTCTCCAACTGAGAGTCATAATCTAACAATGATACAGGAAAGTAAAACTCAATTGGATTATTCAAAACCGTTTGAGTTTTATGCCGTATTACAAAAATACAATACCCCAAATAGAAATGGTAGAGTTTACCCTGAAAGAATCCTAAAAAGAGAGGTTGAGAACTATAAAAAAAATTATATAGATAAGGGTGTCGCTTTATCTGAATTAAATCACCCTGAGTCATCTCTGATTGATTTAGACCGTGTATCTCATATCATCACAGAGATGTGGTGGGATGGACATATATTACTTGGTAAATTGAAACTTCTTACTTCACCTGGTTTCCACGAAAGAGGAATTGTTTCAACTAAAGGTGACCAAGCCGCTAACTTATTAAGACAAGGGGTTACTTTAGGTATATCCTCAAGAGGTGTCGGTTCATTAACAAAAAAAGGAGAACAAAATGAAGTTCAAGATGATTTTGAGTTAATTTGTTTTGACTTGGTATCTTCACCATCTACGCCAGGAGCATACTTATTCCAAGATATTAACGACAGAGCAAAGTACGAAGAAAACTTAAAAGAAGAACAAGAACAAAAATCTGAACAATCTGCATCTAAATCGCTTGATTTAATGAAAAAACTTAACGATTATTTATCAAAATAATTTATTATGGAAATGGATGAAAAGTATTTCGTAGCAAAAGTTCAGTATGATTTACCTGATGAAAATTCGGGCAAAATTAAAAAAGTAAGAGAAGAAAAACTCGTTAAGGGTTACAATGTAACAGATGTTGAGGCAAAAGTTACAAAAGCTTATGAATCTTTCTCTTATGATTGGAGAATCACATCAGTAGCTGAAAGTAAAATTGATGAGATTTTTGAATAAAAATTGATTTTTGTGAAAGTATTAAAGGAGGGTATATCCCTCCTTTTTTATTTTATTTAATTTAAAATCTAACTTTTTTTAATCACATATATATTTATTAAGAAATGCATAAAAAAATGGCAGAAAAAAACCTAGTTGAAGAAGCAGTAATCCAATTGAAAAATTTGGAAGAAGCAATCAATGAGAACGCAAAAGAAATACTTGAGTCAACAATGAAGCAAGAAATTAGCGAGCTTGTAAAAGAGTCCTTAAATGAGGCTAATGAAGACGAAATGGAATTTGATGATTCTGAAGAAGAGTCTGAAGAGGAAATTGGGTCAGAAGATGAATCTGAAGAAGAAGAGTCTGATGAAGAAGAATATGACGAGGAAGAGTCTGATGAAGACGAATCCGAAGAAGATTTTGATTTTGAAGAAAACCCTGAAGTGATGGATTTCACGGCAATGGATAACTCTCCTGAAACTCACGATTTATTAATGACAGTTTTCAAAAAAATGAAACCTGAAGATGAGGTTGAAATCACAAAAGATGGTGATTACGTAAATCTTAAAGACGGAGACGAAGAGTACTTATTATCAGTTAACGAATCTTATGATGAAGATGACAAAGATAAGGAATTAGACTCTGAACTTGAAGAAACAATTTATGAAATTGCTATGGAGGATGAAGACGACGACAATGAAGAAGAATCGTTTTTTGACAAATTTAACCAAGACGATTTAGAAGATGCCGGTGATGAATTAGAAGAAACCATTTATGAAATCCATATGGATAGAGAAGATGAAGAATCTGATGACGACGATGAAGAACTTCCAAGAGCACCTAAAGAAGACAGACCTGGTGGAATGTTCTTTGAAGATGATATGGACAAACTTATGTACGATGAAATGGAAGAGGAAATGCAATACCAATCAGAGGAACATATGTATGAATCTAAAAAAGGTATGAAGCCTGTTGTCGGAAAATCTGGTAAAATCGGAAGTCCTAAATTCTCTTATAAAAAATCTGCAGGTGGTTTTAAAGAAAATATGAAAGCCGCTAATCCTACAAAAGGTACAGGTAAACCAAAATTTGAATATAAAGAATCTACTCCAAAAATGAAGAAAGGTGAGTTTAAAGAAGCTGCTAGAACATTAGGAAATGGTTCTAATTTCAGAAAAGGTGGTCTACCAAAACCAAAGGCACACTCAAGTGCAAATATCAATATGAAGGAGAACTACGAATTAATGGAAGAAGTTCAAATGTTGAGAGCTAAAAACGAAGAATACAGAAAAGCATTAAACCTTTTCAGAGACAAACTTAACGAAGTTGCAGTATTCAACTCAAACTTAGCTTACACAACAAGACTTTTCACAGAACATTCAACATCTAAACAAGAGAAAATTAACATCTTGAGAAGATTTGATAGTGCTGAAACATTAAAAGAGTCTAAAAACCTTTACAAGTCAATTAAAGATGAACTTTCATCTTCAAATAAAGGAAACATCAATGAGTCATTTGAAAGAGTTATTGACCACGAACCAGTAACAGGTTCTGCACAGTCACTAATTGAATCAAAAACTTATGAGAATCCTCAATTTATGAGAATGAAAGATTTAATGACTAAAATAATTAAATAAAACAATAAACTAAAAAAATAATAAAAACCAAAAAAATGGGAGCATTATTAGAATCAGGTCTTGTTGGTAACATCGGTCTTAAGCACCTTAAAGTTATCAAAGAAGATACTATCAACAAATGGGACA